GAGTTTTATCTGGGCAAATACATGTTTACGGTTGATTACACAGAACACTCTATAGCCGACGATCCAGCCCAACACAAACAGTCGCATGTGCTATACTTAACCGACGCTGGGCAGTGGACAGGAAACTTTGTTGCTTTGCCAAATAACAGAGTAAGAGCTACAAATCCTGCCCTTTGGAGAACAGGTGAGGGTGCACCAGATTTTTCACCTTCACAGTGGATCCATTCTGCTGAGGAGCATGAGAGCTATACAGATTCAGTGATTACATTTGACAATTTATACGCTCCAGAAGAAGATAGTGAGAAAGAATAATTATTATGGCAGTATCGGGCAGCAAAGATTTTGAATTAGATGTAGCTGAGTACATTGAAGAGGCCTTTGAGCGTTGTGGTTTAGAGCTCAGAACAGGCTACGATCTTAAAAGCGCATCCAGGAGTTTAAATTTGATGTTGGCTGAATGGGCCAATAGAGGTCTTAATCAGTGGACGATCAAAGAAAAAACTGTTGCGATGGTTAAAGACACCACTACTTATAATATTGACAGCACCAATGCTACAGCACCGATTGATGTCCTGGATGTTTTTATAAGAGAAACCATCAACTCTGAAAGTACAGACATACCTATGAGTAGGTTAAGTAGAGCTGAATATTCACATATCACAGCAAAATCAAGCACAGGCAAACCGAATCAATTTTTCATCAATAAACAATTAACACCAACAATCTCAGTTTGGCCCGCACCAGATAAAAACAGCACGTACACAATTTACATGAACGTATTGACCAGGATGGATGATGCCGATGCTGGAGCAAACACTTTAGATCTACCATTTAGATTTTATCCTTGTTTAGCTGCTGGTTTGGCTTATTACATATCATTGAAAAGAGCTCCAGAGAGATCTCCTATGTTAAAAGCAATGTATGAAGAAGAGTTCAATAGAGCATTAAGCCAGGACGAGGATCGAGCTTCATTTAGAATACAACCAAACTTAAGGAGTTACGACAACGCATAATGGCTTTTGCATCTGGAAAATATGCTTACGGGATCTGTGATATAAGTGGTTTCAGATACAAGCTAAAAGATATGCGTAAAACTTGGGATGGTTTATTAGTTGGTCCCGATCAATGGGATCCAAAACATCCACAGTTGATGCCAAAATCAGCTCCCCAGGATCCACAGGCCCTAAAAGATGCCAGGCCAGATGTAGGTGACGATAACTCAGCTTTTTTGGTTTATACTAATGTTGGCGATGGCAAGCTAGGAGAAGTGCTAGACACATTTTCTATCACTACAGGAGTTGGTGAGGTAACAATAACAACATGAGTTTTACTTACGGTACATTACAAACTGCGGTCCAAGACTATCTTCAAGTGTCTGAAAGCACGTTCACAACACAATTACCTACATTTATTAAAGAGTCCGAAGACCGCATCTTCTCTCTGGTGCAATTACCAGAGCAAAGAAAAAATGTAGAGGGCAATCTGACATCTGGTAATAGGTTCTTGGCTACACCCTCAGACTTTTATGCGCCTATGAGTTTGGCGATTACAAGCTCCAGCACATACGATTATTTAGATTTTAAACACCCATCTTTCATTAAAGAATATTCTCCTGGTTCAACAGAAGCAAAACCAAAGTATTATTCTTTATATGGACAAACCGCATTTGAGGTTTCTCCAGTTCCCGATGCAAACTATACTATTGAATTGCATTATTTATTTAAACCAGCCTCTATAACAAGTGGTAGTGACAGTGGCACCTCAGTTCTTTCAACGGATTATCCAGATGCGTTGTTGTATGGTGCTTTAGTAGAAGGTGCTATTTTCTTAAAAGAACCTCCAGATGTCGTTGCTCAGTTTGAGGGGCGATTCAAGGAGGCGATAGCTAGAATGAAAAATGTTTCAGAAGGTCGTGGCACACGCGACGAGTACAGATACGATTCAGTCCGCTCAAGCGTGACTTAATGGAAAGAATAGAATCCTTAGAAGGCAAGAAAGTTGCAATTATTGGCTTGGGTGTGTCACAAGTTGATTTCGCAATAGGCCTAGAAAATAGTCAAACTTGGGATGAAATCTGGTGCATTAATTCAGCAGGTATTGTTTATCCAGCCGATAGAATATTTGCATTAGATCCAGCAAGTAGATTTTTTGATTCAGACGATGCAGGTAAACAAACCTCAGCTATGGTTAAACTTATGTCGGAAACTGAAACACCAATCTACACTTGTGAATTAGATCCAAGAATAAAAAATCCAGTTTTATATCCTGTAGAAGAAGTTTGTAACGCAACGAAGTGTGCTTACCTCAACAACACAGTAGCTTATGCAATAGCTTTTGCTTTATGGAACAAGGTTGGGAGAATAGATCTATTTGGTATAGATTTTTCTTACAAAGAAAATATGCACTTCGCTGAGGCTGGCCGAGCTTGTGTTGAGTTCTGGATCAGTAAATGTATGAGTGAAAATATCATTGTTGGAATAAGTGGTAGATCTACAGTTTTAGACTCTAACGTGCCTGCAACAGAAAAACTTTATGGTTTTCACAGGCTTGATAGACCACTGGTTGCTGTTCCACACGAAGGCAAATTTATCATTGGGCCATTCGATCAAATTAATGAACAGCTTGAACAATATGGCTTGAAAATTAACGAGGACGTTGTACCTCCAGAACCATACAAAGGATAAAATGGGTGTTAGAGGTGATTTTACTGTAGGCAAAGTAGAGGTGCATGCTACTGAAAACAAGGGCCATGATCCCGAATTTTGGGCAGCTCAAGCAACTAAAAAAATATGCGAGGTTGCAGACAACGCTCCAGCACATGTCAAACAACAGGCTTTGGCTTTTCAAAACCAAGTTTATACTGTAATCTTATATACTATAAAAAATGCAATTAAGTCACAGAATACGACTTATGCAAATTTATTAAGGAAACAGGGCCATGAAGACATGGCTAACATTTTAAAGGAGCTTTAAATGGCAATAACATCTGCAATATGCACAAGTTTCAAACAAGAATTACTTGTTGAAGGGCATAATTTTACTAATGGAGCTGACTCGTTTAAATTAGCACTTTATACCAGTTCGGCTACGCTTGGTGCTAGCACAACTGCCTTCACTACAACAGGACAGGCAAGTGGCACTAATTACTCTTCTGGTGGATCTGCTTTGACAAATGTAACACCATCAACATCTGGAACAACGGCTGTTGTTGATTTTGCAGATTTAACATTTGGTACAGCTACGATCACAGCTAGAGGTTGCTTGATATACAACACAAACAACTCAAATAAAGCTGTATGTGCGATTGATTTTGGAGGCGACAAAACTTCTACAGCAGGAGATTTTACTATAGTCTTCCCAAGTCCAACTGCAACAGGAGCTATTATTAGATTGGCATAGATCCTTACTTAATATTAGAATTGAGTAATGCCTCTAACCAAATTAAATTTTAAGCCTGGGATCAACAAAGAAGAGACCGATTACTCTAATGAGGGAGGTTGGGTTGACGGCGACAAAATACGTTTCCGCAAAGGTCGCGTCGAAAAAATTGGTGGTTGGCAAAAACACATTGAATCATCCCTAGTTGGATCTCCACGCGCTTTACACTCCTGGATCTCATTAGATGGCAGCAAATACTTAGGTGTTGGCACCACTAACAAATACTACATTCAAGAAGGCACCACTTATAACGATGTTACACCTATACGGGCCACCACAACAAACGCAGCTACCTTTTCTGCCTCAGATGGATCTTCTACCTTAACGGTTACTGATAGCTCACATGGAGCTGTATCTGGAGACTTTGTTACTTTTTCAAGTGCGGTTAGTTTGGGTGGCAACGTAATAGCTACAGTCTTAAACCAGGAATATCAAATTGATCGAGTAACAGGCACAAATACCTACGAAATTACAGCTAAAGATACATCTGGATCTACGGTCACTGCAAATTCAAGCGACAGCGGAAATGGTGGATCTGCTACAGATGCAGTTTATCAAATTAATTCTGGCCTAGAGTTTTATGTATCATCTAATGGTTGGGGTGTAGATACATGGGGTGCTGGTACTTGGGGATCTTCTACTGAATTAACAGACACAAATCAGTTGCGTTTATGGTCTCACGATAATTTTGGTGAGAATCTAATTATCAATCCGCGAGCTGGCGCAATTTATCGTTGGGTAGAAAACAATGGCCTGGGGACTAGAGCAGAATTACTCTCTAGCGCTTCTGGAGCCAACTTGGTTCCTACTAAAGCATTACAAGTCATAACATCTGAAACCGACAGACATTTGATTGTCTTGGGAGCAGATCCAATTAGTGGCAGTTCACGCACAGGATCTTTAGATCCAATGCTAATTGCCTTCTCCGACCAAGAGGATGAATTAGATTTTGAACCGAGAAACACAAACACAGCTGGATCTTTACGATTATCTTCTGGATCTACAATAATTGGTGGCATAAAGTCTAGGCAAGAAATTTTAATTTGGACCGACACTTCTCTGTATTCAATGAATTTCATTGGGCCGCCTTTGACCTTTTCTATAAACTTAATCAATGAGGGTGCTGGCTTGATAGGACCAAATGCAGCTGTCAACACACCAAATGGTGTTTTCTTTATGTCTAAAGAAGGTTTCTATTTTTACAATGGTAATGTGAGCAAGATGCCATGTTCAGTGCAAAACTATGTTTTTTCAGATCTCGACCAAGAACAAGGCTTCAAATGTTTTGCAGGTTTAAATCAAGAGTTTTCAGAAGCCTGGTTCTTTTACCCGTCTCTCGCAGACAACGACAGAGAAATATCCAGGTATGTTATATATAACTACGAAGAACAATCTTGGAGTATTGGATCTCTGGAAAGATATGCTTGGTTAGAATCTGGAGTATTGGATAAACCATTGGCTGCTGGTGAAGATTCATCAACAAAATACGTCTATGAGCACGAAAGTGGATCTAACAATGATACAAGCTCTATGGACGGTGTTTTTGTTGAGTCGGCTGACATAGATGTTGCCGACGGCGATAACTTCGTTTTCTTGAAAAAAATATTACCAGATCTATTGTTTATTAATGATTTTGGCACCAGTCAAAACGCTGCAATCAACGTGGTTGTTAAAAGACGTGATTTTAGCAATCAAAGTCTAACCACAGATTCAACAACTCAAGTCACCTCGTCTAGCACTTTTGGATCTGTTAGATCCAGAGCAAGACAATTTGTTTTACGATTCGAGTCAGACGATGATAACACCGAAGTAGATAGAAAGAATTACAAGTGGAGGCTTGGTGATACAAGAGTAGATTTACAGCCATCTGGTAGGAGATAATGAGCAAACTTTTACCAACTCGACTCCCTTTAGCTCAAGGCGAAACAGTCTCAGTAGATACATTCAATAGATTGATAAGAATTTTAGAATTAAACCTTGGATCTGTGGATCCAGATTTGGTTAAAAGCTACAACGCAACTGAGCTTTCTGAATTGCAATTTGCTACGGGAGCGATTATATTTAACTCTACAACAGAAGTTCATCAAGCGTTTGATGGCACAGAGTTTAGAAACCTCTATGAACATCAAACTTATTTGACAGGATTGG